TGCTATTGAGGACCACCCTGCCCTATAGGCCAAAGTGGCCCGGGTCTGGACGGCCAGCACTGCTGTGCTGCCTTCGATTTCGGCTATTTCTGTCATTTCGATTGCGGCTGCCTCGTAGGCTGTGGCTCCGAGTAATCTGATTGTGGCTGCTTCTACACTGATGAAGATTAGGAGACCGCCGGCTACGTATGATGCATACTTAGCGGCAGTTTTGGCGGCGGTGCCGAGACCTTCGATGAAGTCTCCCCCGCCTTCTCCTACGTCGACGACGAAGTTGCTCCATGCAGAATAATGTTGGTACTCGGGCACACCTCCGTTTTTGTTGGAATGGTCGGGTGCGTTCTTCTTGGGCGCTGATACTTTGCCATTGCGGTCGATGAATATCATCCGTCCCCCTGCTGGGCGCTTGTCGTTGGGGTAGACTAACAAGCGCTCCCATTTCCCGGTTCGGGGCATACTGTCATATTGGCAAACGTGTTAATACATTTATCCAGGACGAGACTACTGGCGGCGCTACGAGTGCATTCATATGCAACAGAATCGTAGTCGTCTGGGATGATTTCCCAGAGCCAAGTCACGTCAAAGGTGTATATATTTCCGTTGGTCGCGGCAAAGCCGGTGGCATCGCCTTCTACCAGAACGTATAGTCCTGTTTGTCCTGTTTGGACTCCAGGACCGCCGGCTGGTTGGTTCCACATGGAGGACGGTGGGTCGACTCCTGTGGTTGGAGTGGCGGTTGCGTTCGTTGTGTTTTGAAACAACTGGTAGGACGGCGTTTGATTGGGTATCCACCTGGCCGAGAAGCCTTTGTCGGAAACACGTTGTTCAGTATACTTATTAGCTTGTTGTCGTAGCTGTGTAGTAGAGAAGACGATGTTATTGGCGGTTGTACCGAGGGCCGCACTAGACGGCGAGACGTAGGTTCCTGTTGTGGCCACGACGGACCCAATTCCTGTGATAGGTACTGTCGCAGCGATAAATTTGCCTGCTCGTTGTAACTCGGTTCCATTGTATGAGACCTCGACCGATATGCCCACACATCTGATTTTGGCTCGTTGGTCTGCAGCGTTAACGCTGCCGAAGAGGGAGGCCAGATTGGGGACTGCTGGTGGGCCGGCTCCTGTAAGGCTGAAAGCGGAACGAATTCCGGTGCCATCGTATTGTAAATCGGTGAGGTTACCATTGCCTTCGTCTCCGCAATAAGAGTAAAACGGGTAAGGCGGGAAGAAGAAGCCGAAGCTGCGGGTGTAAAATGATCCGACTGTAATTGGAGCTCCCTCGAAACGTATGTGTGATCGACACAGACCTGATCTGTCTGTTTGAGTGTCTGGTACGTGTGCTGGCGAGGATGCCCAAGGAGCTGCTATTGATCTAACGAAAGCAGGAATTGCTTTCACTGTGGTTTTTGTGATCGATGGGTTTTTCCTAGGGCCTGGTTTGGTCGTCTTGGTTACAGTGGTAGTAGTAGATGGTTTAGGTTTTCCTTTGGTAGTGGTCATTTTTACTTTGCGTCCATTCTTTGTGGTTGTTTTGGTGGTCTTGGACGTTGTCATCTTGGATATTCGGTACGAATCTTTTTCGTATTGGACCGAAGCCGTTGTTAACGCAAGTTTATAGTCTTTCCGGGACTGATTGTCATGTTCAACATCCTAGTATATGGTTGATATATTCGTGTTCGATTAGACTAGGTATGGAGGTGAATGTGTCATGGATGTACTTCTCGAGGTAGTCGACTTGGTGTTTTTCCAGCCCGTACAATTCGCGAAACATGATGTAGACGGCTTCACTGAGAGAGTGAGGGTGTTTTCCTCGCATCTTGTATCGATCTCTAGTGAGCTTGAGTTCCTTTTCGATCTTCTTACGTGGTACACCTTGCGTGATTTGTAGAGTGCTATTGAGGATTGCTCGGACAACAGGAATGGCACCGCCGACTTGTATAAGTCCTAAAACGTCGGCACGTGCTCTTTCTTTTCTGCACTGATCAGAGAAATGGGATACGGTCCATCCGTTTCTTATAAGGAAGCGCTTGACATCTGGTCCTAATACAATGCCTTGTTCAGTTGGCCAAAAGTACGATGAACAGAATTTGGCATGGTAGCGGTTAGACTCGTAGAGTTTGGGACGGAAACCACTCATTATCTGGTAGTTATTGACATCTTGCAGTTTGAACTGTAATGTTGTAAGGCATAGCATGTCATCTCCCAGAACAATCATCCGTATTTGTTTAGCGATTTCTGGCCACGTATGTCTTTCGTATTGTGCCAAAATGGAGTCTAGATTGAGGTGTCCGTTCTCACAGGTGTTGCCGCCTGACGTGTCTCCTTCACCGGAATTGCGGAAGTATACGCGGCTAAAACTGACGTCGTTATTGGACGACCCGGATACTGTATGTTTGAATCGGGACAAATTGTCGAGATAGTGGTACTGAACTCCGAACTGGGCCATTGAGCGTAACTGATGCCGGTAGCTTGCTGGGGTTTGTGAACCATCGAAGAATTCGTAATCGTTCATAACGTAGCGTACGGGATTTCCATAATGAGCGAGTATTTTGTGTGATTCCTCGAACCAACGTCCTATGTCCTCTGCTGTAGCGGTAGAGCAGTAGTATATTGGTACCTGTATGCCGCCGTCCCATGCTTTTGCAAGTGCTTTTGTGTATGAATACTGCATGGGTGAGAAGTTTACCTTGTAAGGATCGGTCATGGTGAGTATGGCCCGTGGTTTGATGGCGCCGGGTTCCATAAGCCCTGCCTTGTCGAACAATTCTCTTTTGACGAAGAACCCTACCCTGTAATTCTCTTTAGTGAGAGACATAATGTTAGGATATTCGAGTTTTGCTTGACGATGTCCTTCACGTCTGGCCATGGAGAAACAAGCCCTGTTGTTCCACTTGTCAAAGTCGTTGTTGATTAAACGGCCGAACTTGATACTAGGGCGTTCGGAGCCGTACACGAGTCTGAGATAGACGGGATCGTCAAAGAACTTGATACGTTCATTCCACTGTGGATTCTTGTCCATTGCTGAGAGGGTGTGTTCGTGTGTCGATCTTGCAAGCACTCTGTGTCTTATTGCTTGCGTGCAGTTGGTGATAGACGAATCAGGCGTACAAGGTATTCGTGATGCCAGTCCGAGTGTGAGTAGGCGTGCGCCGATTTTGCGGTGATCGGTGGCCGGTTCGGTAATGTCGTCGTTGCCACGTTGGATAGCCTTGATCATGAGTGGCGGTGCTTGGAGTGTGCTCTGCACTGTAGGCAATTCAAAAGTTGAGGTCGAGTAGAATCCCCTTGGTGCAGCAATGTTTGCGCCAGCCTGTTGTTGGTAGTGTCGAATGTGGTCGTAGATGGAGGGTTCTTTAAATCCACTGTCTATTTGATTGACAAATGGCTTGGCCCACAGACCAACGGACACAAGGAAGGCAAATGAGGCGCAGAGAGCTGTTATGAATGAAAACCACAGAGCCAACTCGTTGAGAATAACAAGCAGGAGATTGATAGTGCCAGTTGCGATGAGTGCTCCGATAACGAAGAGGCTGGCTGATAATAAAAAGAAACCAGTGATGTAGTACAACTTGTTGTTCCACGCGATTGGATCGACAGACATTGTGATATGTTGCTCTGTTTCGACGAGGTGTTGTATTTCTTCGTATCGCCTTTTACCTATCTGATAGACCACATAACATATTGTTGGTGTTAGTTCAGCGGCCATCTCTGCTGGGTATTGCGATGTCTTAAGCATTTCGTCTACCTTGGCCTCGACCATGGACATAGTGATTTTGTCTCTTGGGCGCATGGCAATGCGCATGGATATGGCTTGGATAATGTTTGACGGTAGTAGGCGTGTGTGTCGGCCGACTACATTAGTGAAAATAAGACCAAACTTCTTGAATTTCTCGACCTTTGGTACATCGTAAGCTTTGTAATGGGCTAGATGAAGGGCTGAAGATTTGGATCGAATTACTGCTGAAGGTGTGTTGTCAATGCTGCGGATGGTATCTGGTATGTATGTACTGTCCGTCACGCTAAACTCGGCAAAGATGACAGAATCTATTTGTTTAGTGATTCGCCATATTAAAGTGCCGTTGGGCATGTTGAGAGCGTTGGTGCGGGATAGCCAAAGAACGGAGGAATGTGTATAACCGTTATTGGCCCCATTGACTCGCATGGTCACGGTATCGAGAGTGTGGTTGCATCGATAACTAGCTTCCGTGCCTGTTTGGTCGGATTCGAATGGTAGTGAGCCTATCAGAGGAGTGAAGTCATGAAAGGCAGCCACGAATTTGACCTTGGCTAGATTGAAAATTGTCTCGGGGTGTAAGTAGTAGATGGAGTCCAGACTCATGTAAGCTTCGGGGCGGTACGCCTCGAGACATGAGCATTCTTCCACTGCATGTTGACACCAGTTGTTGAGAGCAACGTCCCGAGCGAATCGCTGATTGCGGTTGACATCGTTCGGGGAAAGATTTGGGCACTGCGACCACACATTCGTGCGGCCATTGTGAGCATGCCGGGGAGGATGACCCCCCACGTCGATTATGGTTCCATCGCCGACGTTAGACGATGCCATACGATACAACAGTTCCTCGTTGAGTTTGCGTACCTCGTGGAGTAACGGATGTTCGTGTGGTTGCTGTTGCAAGAACTCGAGATCAAAATAAGAGCCATAACGCACTGTGATCCAATTAGTTTGTTCTTCGCTGAGTATCGAGCGAAGAGACCATTGGGTGGTTTTGGACATTTTGAGATTGACTTGACGCTGCCTGCGGGTGTGCGGT